GTGCAACAGGCGATATCACTGCACTCACCGCCGGCACAGGCGTCAGCATTACGAATCCAACAGGGCCAGTGCCAACGGTTGCGATCGACACAGCAGTCACAGCTGATTTGACCACAGCGCAGACATTGACGAACAAGACGCTTACAAGCCCAGTATTAACAACCCCGAGCATTAGCAATATCAATGCAAAGGGCGACATTCTTGTAGGAACAGCCGATAACACGCTAGGAGTGATCACAGCCGGATCCAACGGAGACATACTCGTAGTAGATAGTTCTACTTCATCAGGCTTGCGCTATCAGGGTAATTTTACAGCCGGTAAAAATGCAATCATTAACGGTGATATGCGAATCTGGCAACGAGGCACTACATTTAACTCAATTGTAAACGGTGGAATATCCGCAGATCGTTGGAAAATAGGCAGAGATGGTTCCAATACTATAAATGTTACTCAACAAACATTCACTCCAGGAGCAGCGCCAGTTGCAGGATATGAAGGGCAATTTTTTGCGCGAGCTAGTATTGCTAGTACTGGAACTTTAACATTTTTACAATTTTCTCAATGCATAGAAGATGTAAGAAATTTTGCTGGACAAACAATAACAGTTTCATTTTGGGCTAAAGGTTCAGCAACTGCAACAGGTTTAGTCTATGCAGCGCAAAACTTTGGTTCTGGCGGTAGTGCTACGGTAGAATTTGGATATCCTGAATTTTCTTTAACAACTTCTTGGCAGCGTTTTACTGTTCAATTAACCGTTCCCTCAGTCAGCGGTAAAACAATTGGAAATTCATCATTTTTAGAAATCTATATTCGTGGTGGATTAACTGCCAATGGTTCTACTTATGACATTTGGGGCGTTCAAGTAGAAGCAGGCTCTGTAGCCACAGCCTTTGAAACTGCAACAGGAACAATCGGTGGAGAATTAGCATTGTGCCAAAGGTACTTTGAAATACTTGATACAGTAAATCAAAACGATTGGATTGGCGATTATTATTCAACAACGAATATCTACGCTCCTATCTTTTGGAAAGTTACAAAACGAAATACTCCAACTCTAACTTTACCTTCAGTGGGAAGTTTTATAATTTGGAACGCTGGAGCATCACTTACTCCATCATCTGTTGGCACAGATACTTTAACTACAAATGGTGGCAGTATTTATGGAATAACTTCTGCTAGAACAGCAGGCAGTGCAGGTCGTTTTCGTTTAGGGTCAAATACAATCTCAGTTAGTGCGGAGTTATAAAATGTTTATTTATGAAATTATGGTGTCGGAACTAGACAACTCAGAAATTATCAAAAGAACAAATGAAGATGGTTCTGAGTCTTGGATTCCAAAAGATGAAGGCAACGCAGATTATCAACGCTATCTAAACCCAGAAGCGGAACAATCCACACCGATCGTTACTGAAGAAGCCGCTACTGACTAAGGTTGCAAAATGGGATACAAAGACGGCGACTGCACCCGGGAACCAACCCGGACGATTGATGACGCCGTTGACGAAGTAGAAGCATCGGGGATCTAGAAGAAATCAGGAGAGAAACTTGCGCACATCCCAAGTCACAGTAACGACTAGCCCGACCAAGATCGTGGCGACCGGCAACATATTCCGAGAAGTTCACATCCATAACGAATCTGGCAACATTTGGATCGGCGGAGATAACACCGTTAGCACTTCAAACGGAGTCAAAGTTGATAACAACAGCCACGACGTGATGCACCTGCCAGCGACGACAGAAGTATGGGCCGTAACCAACACCGGAACTGCGCTCGTTTATGTTCTGGAAGTAAACCAATGACGGCGCAGGATTACGCAGCCCTGACGGTTTCACTTCTTACGATCGGCGGAGCGTTTATCGCGATGACAAGATGGCTCGTCAAGCATTACCTACAAGAATTGAAACCAAATGGGGGCAGCTCAGTCAAAGACCAAGTGAACCGATTGGAAAAGCGCTTAGATGAAGTTTATAGCCTGCTCCTTAGCAACAGCGATCGTCGTAAGCCTTAGCGGATGCGGATACCAGGGATGGGTTCGATATCCCTGCCAAGAATATGAAAATTGGAGCAAACCAGAGTGCAAGCCGCCACGATGCGAAGCGATTGGCCAATGCACGAAAGACCTTCTCCCAGAAGTGGACACACAAAATGGCTAGAAAGCGTTTCACCCCCGAAGAACTTCATGCACGCTTGATCGTAACGATTGGCATCATTCTGGCGATTGTCTTCGCCGGATCCGTTTTCAGCCTCTTATACGCTTTGCTTTTCATTACGCAGCCGATGGCACAGGCTCCAAACGATGCAGCCTTTATCGATCTAGTTTCCACATTGTGCGTGTTTCTAACCGGCACGCTTGCAGGAATACTCAGTGCCAATGGGCTAAAATCTAAACCGAAGCAGCAACAAGAAGGGGAAGCAATTGAGTCAACTAAATAAATTTATAGAAGTAGCCAAAGCAGAACTCGGCTATATTGAAGGGCCTCAAGATAACGAAACAAAATACCAGAAGCCAAAGCAAGCCTGGTGCGGAGCATTCGTAAACTGGTGCGCAAAGCAGGCAGGAATCAAGATCCCAAACTGCACATACACGCCAGCAGGGGCGACAGCATTCATGGACAAGAACGCCTGGACAATTGCAGAGCAAGCAGATCCACAGCCAGGAGATATCGTCTTCTTTGACTTTCCAGGAGACGCGCTCGATCGCATTTCACACGTTGGAATCGTGATCACAAATAACGGCGACGGAACAGTGACCTGCATTGAAGGCAACACCAGCCCAGATAAGAAGGGCGATCAGCGTAACGGTGGCGAAGTTTGCCAGAAGATACGCGCATACAAGAAGAAGAATCGCGGCAAAGTAAAGCCATCGCTTCCAGTCTTTATCGTAGGATTTGGACGCCCTAAATTTAAGGAGATCACAAATGGATAAGAAGAAACTCGAAGCAATTGCAATGACCTACCTGCGAGCAGGAGCAGCAGCAATCGCAGCTCTTTATCTTGCAGATCCGAATCGCCCGATCAAGGAATACCTTGCAGCAGGAATCGCGGCAATAGCAGGCCCAATCTTGAAGGCCATCGATCCTAAAGCAACCGACTTCGGACGCGGAGCAAAGTAGTCAATGAATCGGGGGGATATTCTTCAAGAAGCAGCTCGACTCACAGCCAAAGACCGCCAGAACATCTACGGCGATCCAAGAACCAATCACGTAAGAATTGCAGATTTATGGACGACATATCTCGAGCACCAGATAACCCCACAGCAAGTGGCCGTATGCATGGCGCTAGTTAAAATTGCACGTTTGATGGAGACAGAGACAGAAGACTCCTTCGTAGATTTAGCGGCATACGCAGCGATTGCCGGCGAGATTGCGACAGGCAAATGAACGAAATGATTATCCTCGTACCAACCAGAGGACGCCCGAGCAACGCAGTCGAATTGCTCGCAGAACATGACAAACTTTCTACACATTCAGACATCCTCTTCGTTATTGACGCAAACGATCCAGAGCACGATCAATACGAATTGCAAGTCGGCAAAGACAAGTGCATGACGATTGAGAACGAAACCCGGGGCATGGCTTACCCAATAAACAAGGCAGCCAGTGCGATCGTAAAGAAGGGCGAATATAAATACTTCGCCTTCCTCGGCGATGACCACCGCCCACGCACAGCCGGGTGGGATTCACTTCTTATCCAGGCGATGGCGAAGCGGCCGTCAATGGCCTACGGCAACGACTTGCTACAGGGCAAACGACTTCCAACCATGATCACGATGACGAGCGACATCGTCAAAGCGCTCGACGGAATGGTTCCGCCAAAGATGAAGCATTTATACCTTGATAACTTCTGGAAGAAACTAGGCGAAGATTTAGGTGCGCTGACTTATCTCGATGACGTTATCGTTGAACACATGCACCCAGTCGCAGGCAAAGCGGAATGGGATGAGGGATACAAAGAAGTCAATGCAACCGAAATCTACGCATTCGACGCGCTCGCTTACCAGAACTACATTCAGAGCGAAGCCTACGAATTACTCAAGCGCAAACTAAGGCCATGAAGCAGCTCATCGCATACTCCTTATACGGCAGCGAAGAGCGATACACGATCGGTGCGATCAAGAACGCAATTCTGGCGACCAGACACTTCAAGGGATTCACGCTTCGCTTCTACACCGGGGCCTCGGTTCCAGAATCCATCAAGCAAACCCTTCAGCTCTTCCCCCACGTGCAGCTCGTAGATCAGCCAGGGGCAGAAGACCACCGGGCCAAACTTTGGAGATTTCAGGCTTTGATCGATCAGGAATTCGACGTCGTTCTCAGCCGCGATGCAGACGCCAGGCTGACGCACCGGGAACGGATCGCACACGAAGAGTTTCTAGCAAGCGGCCTCGATTTCCACATTATGAAAGACCATCCCACAGGCCACAATTACCAGATCAGCGCCGGCATGTTTGCAGCTCGAACCAGCGCAATCCCGGCGGATTTAGCGATCCCAGAAGGCCAGAATTACTACACGCAAGATCAGGACTGGCTAGCGGCTGAACTTTGGCCACAGATCAAGAACAGCACCTTGATCCACGATGAGAGCTACGAAACCCCCACAGAAGGACAGAGCAAGCGCCGAGCGTTCCCGATCGAGAAGAAGGCAACCTTGCACCACATAGGGGCAGCCCTTGAAGCAGACGATGGCTTCGTCTTCAGTATTGACCAGGCGATGGCAAAGGCCGAATCAGGAAGCGACAGATATCTGACAGAATGGCTTTCATGAAGATTCTAATAACCGGAGACGCCGGCTTCGTTGGCCGCGCTTTTCACAGAGCACTCGATGACAAAGGCCATGAGATCACAGGGATCGACATTGCAAACGGCATCGATTGCAGAGATTTCTTCAAGAAGGACGACACCAGATACGACGTCGTAATTCACCTCGCCGCGATCGTCGGTGGCAGGGCCACGATCGAAGGAAACCCTTTGGCCGTTGCCAGCGACCTCGCGATCGACAGCGACATGTTTCAGTGGGCCGTAAGAACCAAGCCAAAGCATCTCGTTTATTACAGCAGCTCGGCGGCTTACCCGATTTATTTACAGAAGACCGCCTACAAGCAACGCCTTCGAGAGAGCGACATCAATCTCGACCACATTCGAACCCCAGACTTGAGCTACGGATGGGCAAAATTAACCGGCGAAACTTTGGCCCGATACGCCAGAGCAGAAGGCATCAAAGTCCACGTCCTGCGCCCATTTAGCGGATACGGCAGCGACCAAGACCTTGACTACCCATTCCCA